ACTTTTTCTTAGATTTGTGTTATAAATATGAATGTAGTCGCTTCGGGGCTACATTTTTATTAACTCGCTTATCAATAAGGAGAAACACATGACAAGCACAAATCTATTATTTCCACAATGGACTTCTTTGTCCAAATCTTTGGATCCTTTCACAGTTGGTTTTGATGATGTATTAGACCAAATCCGTGATATCTCTGAAACAGTCGCTAAGGCTACACCTGGTTACCCTCCATATAATATTCGTCAAGTAAAAGAAAATAAGTATGTCATTGAAATAGCAGTTGCTGGTTTTGCTAGAACCGACATTGAAGTTACTTTAGAAGGTAACAAATTGGTAATTAAAGGTTCTGCTATTGACAGCGCTGAAGATCCAGCAAGTTTCATTTACAAAGGTATTGCCAACCGTAATTTCACACGTAGCTTTACTCTTGCCGACAAGGTAGAAATTAAAGATGCCGAAATTGCAAATGGTATGCTTAAAGTATGGTTAGAGAATATGGTAAAGGCACAGGATGCAGTAAAGAAAATTACTGTTAAATCGAAAGATGAATAACTGGTGGCCTGTTACTGATGATGAATGGGAAGAATTAAACTACCCAAAAGGTAAATAAAATAAGGGGCCTTGACTGGCCCCTTTCTTTATGTTATAATGGATATATTATGAAAACTTTGAACAAAACTCGACCTGGTTATATTGCTAGTACAACTGGTGGTAAAGCTATTCTTAAAAAGGTTCGTTCTAAAACGAATTCTGACATCTACTACACTTACTCTAATTGGGCGACCAATGAAATTGATGGTGTAACTTTTATTCCTGTGGTAAAATCTTTGCCTGATCCAAAGAAGCAACAGGTGATACATTATATGCGTAAAGATAATATGGAGTATGTGAAATGAATAAAGTAGAACAATTTAAATTATATCAACGTAGAGCATTTGAACCTAGCAGTAAAGAAGATTTAAAAATTGCTAGAAAATTCTTTCATGATAATAAGTGGGAATACGGTTGTCCTTTCTTCTTAGAATGGCCTTATCTAGATATTCCATCAATGTTAAAAGATAAAATTACTGATTATACACTTAAAGGTTTATGATGATTGATTGGTTAAAATACTCCGGTTGTAACATTATATTCAAATTGAACCCCTTCCATTGGCGCTTGCATTGTGCTTATAATCAAAGCAATGAAGTTTGGGAACAAGACGCTCTGGTACTCGAATTATTACCCATCACCATACGAATATGGTTTGATGACGGCAGCTGGTAAAAATTTGGGCCGTTAGCATATCGGTAGATGCGTCCGGCTCATAACCGGTTGAAGAAAGTTCAACTCTTTCACGGCCTACCAATAATATTTTCAGGATAATGAGTTTCCATGTGGCAGTTATGGCACAATATAATACATTTTTTTGCTTCTTCTAAAAGTTTTTCAAATTTATTATTTGAACAATGCCTGATATCCAGTGTAAATTTTTTATCATGTAAATGATGAAAACATAGCGCAGAGTAATTATTATTGTAACCACATTTACTACATTTAGAACCTAATGTATCCAATAATTTGAGTTTATTTTTTTCGCCCCTTTTTCTTTGTGATTTGTAAGATTGATTTCTAATATTGCTGCTTTTCATTTTACAAGAAACGGAGCAATACATTCTTTGTAATCCAACTAGTTTTTTTGAACAAATTTGACAATTCATTATATACCTCCTGTTAATATATATAGTATTATGATAATTTTCATAAACTATTTATTTAAATAAATAATTATAAAAAGGAAAAACATGGAACATTGGGGAAAACACCTAATTATCGATGCAAAAGGTTGTGATATTCAACGATCCAATGATCCAGAATATATTAAACATTTTACCAAAGAATTGGTAAGAATGATAGAAATGAATGCTTACGGAGAGCCTCAATTGGTACATTTTGCTGATGGTACTGATAAAGCTGGTTGGACTGTGATACAATTAATAGAAACCTCGAATATAATTGCTCACTTCTTGGACCACAATGGAGACCTTTACCTTGATGTTTTTAGTTGTAAGGACTTCTCTGAGCATGTAGTAATCAGCACATTACGAATGTTCTTTTCACCAGGTGAAATTAAGCATCAAGTAATTATGAGAGATGCTCGTACCTAAATAAAGCTGTGTGATGTATAACTTGGAAATGCAATTATTGGGTCAATTTACTAAGGAGATAGACCTAATGAAGTTAAGCATAGTTGGTTGTCCCGATAAACAACGTTTCCGCCCGTATGTTAAACGAGCCGCACAGTTTTACGCACAAGAATTGATGTCAGACAAAATGTTGGAAAACATATTTGTCCGTATAAAGTTTAATGATAAAATAAATGCTTATGGATATGCCTCTGTTGAAGATTATAATGATAGTGGCAAACCAAGAGAATTTGAAATAGAAATTCACTCTGGTATTGGTGGATACGACATCCTTAAAACTTTAGCTCATGAAATGGTTCATGTTAAACAATATGTTTACGGTGAAACCAACGAAACCCTAACCCGTTGGAAAGGTCAAAGAGTTGATTCTGATACAATCGATTATTGGGTTCAACCATGGGAAATAGAAGCTCACGGATATGAAGCTGGGTTGTTTACCAAGTTTGCCATTCAAGAAAAACTTTGGGAAGTATTTCAAGGCGTTACCAATCCAGAAACCGATATAGAAATAGAACCAATCGGTTGGAAAAATATACCACAAGAAAGTGTTGACAACGACACTATATAATGTTATAGTATTGAATATGCGGTGTGTAATAGTACGATATGAGATACCCTCTTATATTAGCTGAGCAAAGCAGAACGCCGCTCCAAATTTCTAAAGGATTAATCATGGCAACAGCAGCGAAAAAAGATAAATCAAAATCCCCGATGTTAACCAAAAACGGAAAACCCCGTTTAGGTCCTCTCAATCTAGAGCAGCTAAATACACTTTTAGAGTCGGCTCGAAACAAACACAAACCAAAAATTCTGAAAGCTATTGCTCGTAAAACAGTATGACATCAAATACAAATCCTACTTGGGGTAAAACTTTATCCAAAAAACAATTGTTAGATATGCTTGATAGAATTTACGCAAAGCAGAAAAAAGAAAAGTAACATTGCGGGATTAGTTTAATGGTAAAACTACAGATTTCCAATCTGTTGTCATCAGTTCGATTCTGATATCCCGCTCATAAGAATTGATTTTTTATAAATAATCATATACTAGGAGAGTTCTATGTATTATGCAATTTATAAAATAACAAACAACATTAACGGTAAAATTTACATCGGTTCACATAAAACCAAAAATCTTAATGATGATTATATGGGATCGGGAAAATATCTTAAACGAGCTATTGAAAAACATGGTATAGAAAATTTTAAAAAAGAAATACTTTTTGTTTATGGTACTCCCGAGTTGATGTATAAAAAAGAATATGAACTGGTCAATGAAGAATTTATAAGGGAGAAAAATACATATAATTTAAAAGTTGGTGGTTTTGGTGGTTGGGATTATATCAATAATGATATTGAAAATCGTATCAAAAAAAATAGATATGCTAGATCACAAGCAGAATTATCTGGTGCTTCTAAAAAAGCACAAGAATATTTCTTAAATAAAAGACAAGAATATAATAATAGTCCTTCTTTATGTTTTACTTGTAAAAAACCTTTGGATTATTTAAAACGTACATATAAATTTTGTGGTCATAGTTGTTCGGCAAAAGTAACAAATATAACCAGAAAAAAAGTAAAATAATTAAAAAAATATTCCGAAAAACCCGAGCAAGGCGCATGGGCGTGACTGTTAATCACTGGTTAGTAGGGTTCGATTCCCTGATTCGGAGCCAAAACAGAGGTGCCATGCCTATGTCTTTCATTCCCTAGAAAGATATGCACAAACTGGCGAAAAATACAAAGACGAGTGGTCGTGTCAATGTATCCTTATTCAGACCTGAGGATTGTCGTCCAACAGTAGCAAGACACAAGGTCTTTTGTTTAGGGACAGAAGGCATTGTTGAGAATGTGTGAAAAAGAGTAAGCAATCCTAACTGTTAAGGAATATCATCACCCTTGAGGTGTCCATCCGAGATCCGGAGATGACTGCTGGCTGAAGCAGTATGAAAGGTGTAATCGAGGAGAGGAGTATAATAACGAAATAATCCCTTACGGGGTCGTTTGAATCCTCTTAATCACAAAACAGTATTCTCAATAATGACTATATACTTTATTACATAAGGAATTGATATGATAATCGTAGATGAAATGAAACCAACAAAAGATAATATCATTGTTGACCGAATTGCCGGTGAAAAAGAAACCGAATCAGGAATTATTTTAAAAACATCTGATGGACCAGATAAAGCAAAAGTAATTGCTATTGGACCTAAAGTTGATGAAGTAGAAGTTGGTGATGAAGTATTACTTAACTGGAATGGCGCAGTTAAAATTGCCAATGAACGTTATGTAATCAAAATTGAGCACGTTGTTTTAATTTATTAATCTTGCGCGGAGTAGCTCAGAGGTAGAGCGCTGGACTCATAATCCAGAGGGCGTAGGTTCGATTCCTTCCTCCGCAACCAATAAGGAGTTATTATGTCCATTATTAAACCAATTAAACCAAGCACCAAAGGTGTACCAATGGTTCAAGGTCGTAAAAATATCCCAAACATCAAGAACAAAGGTCCTGTTGCGGCCAAATCTTCTGCGCCAATGCGTAAAAGTGGGAGAGGTAGATGACACAACCACAAGAAAAAGATCCTGTTAAAGAACAAGATTCAAAACATGAAGATGAAGAATTCCAAAGAATTTTAGATGAAAAACAATGGCGAGAAAAAGAATTGGAAAAAGTTAGAAACTTGATCCGATGGCCATAAGTCTATATGGTGTGAAATAAGTCACTAACATTAGATACACATAATAATCTACCATGTAATCTACGATTGCCATATTTTAACCTATTTTGTGGTATATAAGTATTTATCTCTTTACTTTTTTCTCCCAATATTATATAATGATGAAAGCTTTTGAAAGGAAATATTATGGCTGATATTAAATTATTTAAACTATTTACTAACGAAGAAATTCTGGCAGAGATTGAATCTGAATCTGAAACCGAATATGTATTGTGCAACACAGTAGGCGTTTCAGTTGTACGACAAAAAGATGGGACACCAGGCGTTGGTTTTATTCCATTCCCCCTACACGCAGAACAAAAAACAAATGCCACATTTGTATTGAATAAGAAAAGCGTATCTTATTCTTATGTTCCTGCTCAAGATTTTATTGATAATTACAATTCTATTTTTGGCGCAGGCATCGTTCTACCACCAGCAAAAACTTTAATCAAAGGTTAAATTGAGTTCTTTCTATACTAATGTACAATGTTTTGGTAGTAACATTCTCTATCGAGGCATTAAAGATGGCAAACGAATAAAGGCAAGGATCGAGTATTCTCCATCCTTGTTTTTGCCATCTAAAAAAATCACCAACTTCACCTCACTTGAAGGGGATTATCTCGACCAAAAAATCTTTGGCACCATCCGTGAAGCAAGAGATTACATCAAGCAATTTGAAGGTGTTTCTGGTGGTGTGAAGATTTATGGACAAACTCGTTTTGAATATGCCTATATTGCCGACCAACATACTGGCATGGTTGATTACGATCAAGATAAAGTTCTGATTGCTGTAGTCGATATTGAGGTCGGTTCTGAAAACGGTTTTCCTAATCCGTATAAAGCAGAAGAGCCTATTACAGCAATTTGTATCAAGTATGTTAACGGACCAACTTATGTGTTTGCTTGTGGCGATTATGTGAAACAAGGCGATGAGAATTATGTGAAATGTAAAGATGAATATTCTCTTTGCAAACAATTCATGGCATTGTGGACAAATAAATGTCCTGATATTTTAACTGGCTGGAATACCAAGTTCTTTGATGAACCTTATTTGATTAATCGTTTCCGTAAAATTCTTGGTGAAGATGAAACCAAGAAACTTTCTCCATGGAATTATATTGGTGAACGTAAAACAACAATCAATGGACGCCAGTTAATTGCCTATAACCTGATGGGTGTTGAATCACTCGATTATATTGAATTGTATAAGTGGTATGCTCCTGGTGGAAAGTCACAAGAATCCTATCGTTTAGATGCCATTGCTCAAGTCGAATTGGGTGAAGGCAAAATCTCTTATGATGAATATGATAACTTGCACTCATTGTATCGATTAAACTTCCAAAAATTTATTGAGTATAACATTAAAGACGTTGAACTCATTATTAAGTTGGAAGAAAAGTTGAAATTGCTTGAATTGGCAGTAACTCTAGCATACGACACCAAAACAAACTTTGAAGATGTGTTTGCTCAAACTCGTATGTGGGATTCAATGACCTATGCTTATCTTTATGAGAAAGGTATTGTTGTTCCGCCAAGAGTTGTGCAGAGCAAGACATCAGCATTTGAAGGTGCTTATGTTAAAGAGGTTCAAGTGGGTATGCACCACTATGTTGCTAGCTTCGACCTAAATTCACTCTACCCCCACCTTATGATGCAGTATTCCATAAGTCCCGAAAACCTTGTGGAAAAAAGTTATATTGAAGATAGAAAACAAAAATTAATCCAAGAGTTAAAAAGCAGAAACCTATAAATAGGATATAGTAAATTGTTAATCAAAGGAGTATATACAAATGAACTATGTTTATGTTTATAAAGACAGTAAAAATAATCCATTCTATGTTGGCATTGGTTCTGGATACCGAGCATGGGCTCACCTAAAACCATCTTCATATATGCCATATGATGCTGAATATCCATCATTTTATGGTAGAATTAAAAAAATGAAATTGACTGGTATAGAACCTAAAGTGGAAAAAATATTTGAAGGTGATAGGGAATCTTGTGAAAATTTAGAATTGGAACTTATACAGAAGTATGGTTTGATTACTGAAGGTGGAATACTGTATAATATAACCAAGAATACTGGTGGTAGAGTCCCTGGTAAAAAATATCCAATGAGTAATTCCACAAGAGAACGATACAAAGAAACTTGCAGAGAAAATAGAGTTTATAAAATTGAAAAAGTAGAATTGATTAAACTTTATATTGAAAAAGGTAAAACTAGAAAAGAGATTGCTTCATTATATGGTTGTAGTGAAGTTCTAGTTAAAAGTAGGCTGAAAGAATATGGAATTAAAAAAAGGATTAAAAATAAAGGTATATAATGTTTCGTAATGTAAAAGAATTAACGACTGAAGAACTACAAAAAGAACTTCAGGCCATAGAATTATTTGAACAAGAAATTGGTAAAGTCAATGTTGAGAATATGTTGAACAAATCTATTGATACTTCTTTTCTTGGTCCAATGAAATGCACCATCACACCTAACGGCCAGCTGTTTAGAACCGACCATCAAGGTTTCTTACCTGCTATGATGGAAGAAATGTATACTGATAGAAGTAAGTTCAAAAAGATGATGTTGAAAGCAAAACAGGAATATGAAAATGAAACTGATGAATCTAAAAAATATGAAATTGAAAAGCGAATTGCTAAGTACAACAATATTCAATTGGCTAAAAAAGTGTCCCTTAATAGTGCTTATGGTGCTTTGGGCTCTCAGTACTTCCGTTTTTATGATTTGCGTATGGCACTTGGTGTTACTACTGCTGGCCAACTTTCCATCAGGTGGATTGAAAATAAACTTAACGATTGGATGAACAATTTATTAAAAAGTGAGAAAGATTATGTCATTGCGTCCGATACTGATTCGATTTACCTCAACCTTGGTCCATTGGTTAATAGCATTGTTAAAACAAAGATTGAAACTCCAAAAGTTATCTCCATCATGGATCGTATCTGTGAAGAAAAAATTCAACCTTATATTGATAAGAGTTATCGGGAATTGGCAGACTATGTGCATGCGTATGACCAAAAGATGGAGATGAAACGTGAAGGTTTGTCCGACAAAGGAATCTGGACTGCCAAGAAGCGATACATTCTAAATGTATATAACAATGAAGGTGTGCAGTATAACGAACCACAACTCAAGGTGATGGGTTTGGAGATGATTAAATCGTCTACACCATCCGTTGTTCGTGATAAGATGAAAACGCTTATTAAGATTTTGGTATCTGGCACAGAAGAAGATGTGCAAACATTTATTGCACAATTTAAAGAAGAATTTAAACATCTGCCTGTAGAGGAGATATCTTTTCCCCGTGGTCTAAACGGGCTAAATACCTATTCACATGCGGTGACCTTGTATACGAAAGGAACACCAATTCATGTGAAAGGTGCGATTCTGTATAATCATAAACTGAAACAAATGAATCTCACTAAAAAGTACCCATTAGTTCAAGAAGGCGAGAAAGTTAAATTTACATATTTGAAAATGCCAAATACATTTAAAGATAGTGTTGTTTCATTTCCTGGTAGATTGCCTGTTGAATTTGGTTTACAAGAATTTATTGATTATGATACTCAATTTGAAAAAACATTCTTAGAACCTATTAAAGTGATTCTTGATTGTATGGGATGGAAAACAGAAAAAACTAGTTCAATAGAGGACTTTTTCTCATGACTTATTTAATTTTTCTTGCTGCGTTTCTCTTATCAGGAACTTCAGCATATTATTCAATCGTAGGATTAGCTGCAATCTTTTCTGGTGCATTTTGGCCTGTTGTGTTTATGGGTTCAGCATTAGAGTTTTCTAAACTTGTGACTGCATCTTGGTTGTACCGTAATTGGAAAACGGCACCATTCTTATTAAGAACTTATTTAACGATTGCAGTTGTAATTCTCATGCTCATTACTTCAATGGGCATTTTTGGTTTCTTGGCCAAGTCACATATTGATTCTACGCTAGATGCAGGTGCAAATACAGTAGAACTCAAAACACTCAATCAACAACAAAAGATTGCCGAAGATAGATTAAATTATCTTCTTGCTCGTGCCAAGGATCCATCAACAGCAAGTAATCGTTTAGATAGCCAAATACAATCTACACAAAAAGAACTTACCGATATTAACAAGAAACGATTACCACTTTTGAGAGAATCGAATAAACTTGTGGCAGATGTTGGGCCAATCAAATATGTGGCAGATATGTTCTTTGGTGACGGAGAAGGTGCTTTGGACAAAGCCGTTCGTATGGTAATCTTTGCTATTATGCTTGTGTTTGACCCGCTAGCTGTGTTATTATTAATAGCAGGAAATATATCATTAAAAAAGAAAGATGACAACATCAACATTTTTGTTGAAGAACCTGAAAATGATAAAGTTGAAATCGAAAAAGAAAACATTGCTACAGTTGAGGAGAAAGCCGAATCGTCAGTAGAAATACCAGAGTTTGTAAAACAAACGGTACAAACCGGTCCAGGTAGATATGAAGAACTTATGGTACCGGCAACAAAATATGATGAGCCCATACCTCCAAAGAAATTAGAACCGAAGTATGATTATAACGCTGAATTTGCATTTCGTGAAAAGGAAAATAAATGAGTATTCTTGACAAAATTAAAAAAAATAGTAGTATTAAAGATTCTGCTATTCTATCTAAATCAAAATTCTTTAATGATAAAGATATGATTCCAACATCGGTGCCCATTATCAATGTGGCACTTTCTGGTCGTTTAGATGGCGGATTAACTCCTGGCCTTACAATGTGGGCAGGTCCATCTAAACATTTTAAAACTGCCTTCTCATTGCTGATGGCAAAATCTTATTTGGACAAATATGAAGATGCGGCTCTTTTATTCTACGATAGTGAGTTTGGTACTCCTCAGAGTTATTTTGACAGCTTTGGTATCGATACCGAGCGTGTATTGCACACTCCCCTCACAGATATCGAACAACTCAAGTTCGACATTATGCAACAACTTACGCAACTTGATAGAGGCGACAAACTAATTATCATCATTGATTCGATTGGTAATTTGGCATCAAAGAAAGAAGTTGAAGATGCTTTGGCAGAAAAATCTGTTGCTGATATGTCAAGAGCAAAACAAGTCAAGAGTTTGTTCCGTATGGTAACACCACATTTATCTCTCAAAGATATTCCAATGATTGTTGTCAATCACACATACATGGAAATTGGAATGTTCCCTAAGGCCATTGTTGGCGGTGGCACAGGTTCATATTACTCTGCTGATAATATCTTTATTATTGGTCGACAGCAAGAAAAAGAAGGTACAGAAGTTGTGGGTTATAATTTTATTATTAATGTGGAGAAATCACGATATGTTAAAGAAAAGTCAAAAATTCCTGTTACAGTTAAGCATGATGGCGGCATCAGTCGTTGGTCTGGTTTACTTGATATTGCTTTATCTTCCGGCCATGTTGTCAAGCCTTCTAACGGGTGGTACAGCAAAGTGGATTCGGATGGGGTCATAGAAGATAAAAAATATCGTATCAAAGAAACTGATACTGGTGAGTTTTGGTTGCCTATTCTTAAACAAAAATCTTTCCAAGAATATGTAAAAAATACTTATCAAATTTCTACTGGCAATATTATGCAAGATGATATTGAAGAAACATTCGAAGTAGAAACCACTAACGGAGTAGAAGATGATTGAAGGTATTGATTATTGTTTCATTTATCCAAAAGATGAAACTTTAGTTCATATTAAGTTTTTACAAGGACCATATAAAGATACCATATTCAAATATGGTAAGGTAAAGTTCAAAGAAGAAAATGAACAGGTCTATTTACTTTTTGCATATGATGTGATAGAATCTACAGTTGACAAACCAAAGAATTTGGAAAAAGATGAAACTTTTAAAAATTATATTGGTGATTTGTTAGTAGAACTTATGAGTGGTGAAATTGAAACGGAAATTATTGATGAAACTGGAACAGACGATATTAAAAACCCTGATTTATAATGAAGATTATTTACGGAAAGTATTACCATTCTTAAAATCCGATTATTTTTCGGATAGTGTTGAAAAAGTATTATATCATGAGATTACATCATTCACGGAAACTTATAATAACCCGCCATCGGTTGAAGCAATTAGTATTGCCATCAAAGAAAGGCGTAATCTTACGGCTGATGAAGTTGAGAGATGTGAATCGTATTTACAAGAAATTGAGGCTAATAGCAAAACAGAAGCCGAGATTCAATGGCTTGTTGATAAAACAGAAAAGTTTTGCCAAGAGAAGGCGATATACAATGCTGTATTGGGGTCTATTTCAATTCTCGATGGCAAGGACAAAAATCACGACAAAGGCCAGATTCCCAAGATATTATCGGACGCCTTGGCCGTTTCATTCGATAACTCAGTAGGACACGATTACTTACAGGACTCAGATGATCGATATGAATTCTATCATAGAAAAGAGGAACGAATTCCTTTCGACTTGGAATTCTTCAACAAGATTACAAAAGGCGGTCTGCCAACTAAAACTCTCAATATTGCTCTTGCTGGGACTGGTGTTGGTAAATCACTTTTTATGTGTCATGTGGCTGCAGGATGTATGGTTCAAGGTAAAAACGTATTGTATATTACGCTTGAAATGTCAGAAGAAAAAATTGCTGAAAGAATTGATGCGAATCTTCTCAATGTAACCATCGATGACTTGATGGATTTACCAAAAGATATGTATGATAAAAAGGTAAATCGTGTTCGTGAAAAAACTACCGGCAAACTAATCATCAAAGAATATCCTACCGCATCCGCTTCAACTATTCATTTCAGGACTTTACTCAATGAACTTAATCTCAAAAGGTCTTTCGTACCTGACATTATCTTTGTGGATTATCTTAATATCTGTTGTTCTTCTCGTATCAAAGCTGGTGCGAATATTAATTCGTACACCTACGTCAAAGCAATCGCAGAGGAACTTAGAGGTCTTGCGGTTGAATATAATGTTCCTATTGTATCTGCAACTCAAACTACCAGAAGCGGATTCACATCGTCTGATCCAGGACTGGAGGACACGAGTGAAAGCTTCGGGTTGCCTGCAACCGCCGACCTGATGTTTGCTTTGATTTCTTCTGAAGAACTAGAAGAACTTGGCCAGATTATGGTCAAACAATTAAAGAATCGATATAATGATCCAACATTCCATAAGCGATTTACTGTTGGTATTGACCGTGCTAAAATGAAATTGTATGATATTGAACAGTCAGCACAAAAAGGTATTGCTGATGCTGGTCACGATAAACCACTAAACACATTTGGCACCAGAGAAGAAAAACCCAAGAAATCTTTTGACGGCTTTAAAGTATGAACTTAACTAGAGAACAAGCACTTCATGTTTCAAAAGTTTTCCATGATTATTTCAGTAACATGGGAAGCACCGAAGAATACATGCGTGATGAGAAGTTGAAAAATGTGGCAGAATTGCCATCATCATTATTTCCACCCGAAGATGATTTGTTTTCTGATTTCTCCATGCACCCTAAAGATATGGATATTGAAGTTTGTGAAATTGATAATTCTCAATGGGAAACATTACTTGCCATTACCTCATCACACATCAATAAAGCACCAGTTGGTAAGAATGTTCAATTGGCAGTTAAAGAAAAGAACTCAGGAAAGATTCTAGGATTCATTCGGTTGGGTTCACCAGTCATCTATATGAAACCTCGTAATGAACTTTTAGGACAAGTTTGGATTCAAAATGAAGATACTGCCAAGCGATTCAATACTGCCTGTGTTATGGGATTCGTAATTGTACCAGCACAACCTTTTGGTTTTAATTATCTGGGTGGTAAACTTCTCTCTGCCATTTGTACCAGTCATACTGTAAGAGAAATCTGTAATAAAAAATATGATATGAATGTCTGCCTGTTTGAAACTACCAGTTTATATGGTAGTACAAAAACAGTATCACAATATGATGGCATGAAACCCTATATTCGTTTTCGTGGTTTAACTGAATCTGATATTGTACCAATGATGCACGGTGAACGATATCATGATTTGAAGAACTATGTGGAGAATATTACTGGAGATTTGTTGGCAGG